TCTGGTAGTCCTGTTCTCCAACAGCACCACGAAGTTCCTCGGCAACTGGCATAGATACTGCGGACTTAAATCCTGCAGCCAAACCAGCAGCACCAATCTCAGCAAGACGAACCTGCTTCTTAATAACATCCATACCCTTAAGTGGATTCAGTAGGTATGTTGTCAAAGCGTTGTTATCTACCTCTGGGTAGAAAGTCTTGAACTGCGCAATAACATCTGGATTATCCTTGACACGAGTTGCAGCAAGGTTGACTCGCTCCTCAAACTCACGAGGGCTAACCAAATTAGCAATGTAAGTACCAAGTTCTTTACGGGTTCCAAGGACTTCTGGCTCCAATCCGTAGGCTGCAAGGGTCTGTAGGTAGCCCTTCTCCATTGAGATATATGTAGCCTCAGAGACAGCCTGACCTGCAGCACGGAGTGCTTCCATGCCAGGGAATCGCATTTTGTATGCGTTAGTCTTAGGAAGTTCAAACTTAATCTGTGAAACCGTATAGTCGTTTCTAATCAATTCATCTACGGCATCAGCCAAATCGCCAAGTCCAAACTCTGCAAGAGTTGCACGAAACTCCTGCTGCGCTGTGCGTTTCTGTGCTGCTGCTGCTTCTGCTTTAGCCTTATCAGTTGCCTCTTGCTGCGACTTTGCTAAGTCTATATTCTTTTTAGTTGACCAAGTTGAAACAAAGGCATTAAGTTCTTCTGCAGAGTTAAATGTTTTAACTTCTCCAGTATCTGGATTGGTCCAGGTAAATGTTTTTTGTCCGCCAGTTGCGCCTGTTCCGCCAGTACCACCTGTGCTACCGCCGAAGCCACCGCCGTTGCTAAAGTTTACTCTTGCCCAGGTGCGGTTTCTTTCCTGCCAGACCCAGCGATTTCCTGGTCCTGGGTCCTCTGTAGGCTTGTTAGCAAAGGCAGCATCACGAGCAGCACGGTCTGCGTTTTGTGCAGTAAGCACATCACCAAGCCTTGTACCAACTTCTGCTGTAATACCACTACGGGTGCTTGTTACAGTTGTAGGTGCAGGCGCTGGGGCAGGTGCTGTAGCGCCAAACATAGGGTTGCCAGAGCCGTAAGTAAAGTTTGATGTAGGTGCTGGAGCCATGCCAAGCAGTTGGCGCTCTTCGTTAGTGAGTGTCTGACCACTTGTTAATTTGCGTAAAGCATCTGATGCATTAGCCATGATTACCCCATGAATCCAAACATCTTGGCAATATCAAGTGCTGTATTGCTGTATGTTTCTTTAGCGTTGCGTGTAAGTTGCCATAGTGGGTCCTGCTTAAGTTGCTTAGTAAAGTCTGCAAAGGTACGGGCATTACCAGAGTTGCCATCAATTACTTTACCCATTAAGTCGTTCCATGTAATGGCAGTTGAATCAACCTCAAGAAGGCTAGCCATTTGCTGGCGATAACTATTTGTTACCTCATAAAGGTTGCGACCCTGCTGTAGCGCAGGCAAGAAAGGCTTGTTTTGTGGTGCATCGTAAGCCATATCTTTTACTGTCTTAAGCCAGTAGTTAACATCTCTGCCATCTACAGGGTCAAGCAATGATGTGTTAATAGTCTGTTTCATGGTTGCATCTAGTGGCACGCCATAGAGGAAAGCCTGCTGTGCAACGCGGTCATAGTAGGAACCGAGGGTTCCGCCACCTGTAAAGACAATGCTTCCCTGAGTTGAAAGATAGTTCTCTAACTGGTCATCATCCCAGCCGTTCTCAATCGCCTTCATAGCGATACCCTTGAGATACTCTGAGTTGTCAGTTACCTTGCCAGTAGTAGGGTCAATCTGCTTGACCTGAATACCCAATGTCTCCAACTTAGCAAGTGTGGAGTCCATGGTATTACGCATTTTCTCGGCAAAGGTTGAAGCATTACGCTTATCATGTGTATCAAGAAAGAATTGGCGCATGCTTGGAAGAGTTGTTTGCCACCATACGGTACCCTCAAGGGCATCCATAAAGGTATCCTCGGTCCACTTCTCAGACTTAGCGCGAGCAAGAAGTCCATCAATCTCAGCCTTCTGAGTCTTGTCCTCAAGAGTTGCAAAAGTTGAACGAAGGTATGAAGTCCAGAGTTCTTTAATATCCTGTCCACCGCCACCAGCAGGTGGGGTGTCTCCACCCTTAGTTCCATCGGGCTTCTTGGGTGGAGTAGGTTTATCTGGTACAAGCAATCCATTTTTATATGTCTTGCCCTTGTAGGTTCCAGAGTAGTTTTCGCCATCGAGCATCAATGGCTTATCTTTAGTTCCGCTTCCTACATAACCACCAGCAACAACATCATCTGGAGTGGTAGATAAATCTTCCTTGATGCTATCAATATCTTCTTGAGCCTGCTTTTGCTTATTAGAATCTTTTGTATCTCTAGCACGCTGTAATTCTTCTTCGGCTTTGATTAAAGCATCTCTCTTTTTCTTCTGTTCCTTAGAGAGGGCAGCCTTCTTAGCCTTATCTTCTAGCCCTGTTTTCTCTGCTTGAAGGGCATTGTACTTTTCAAGGGCATCCTTGTACTTTTTGCTGCTAGGCTTGTTGCCATCAATAATCTGCTTGAGTTGGAACAACTGCACATTGATTTGTGCTTGACGAGCATCACCTGTAAGACCGTAGTATGAAGATGAGGCTCCACCTGCGCGAGGGTTTACTTGTTCTGCCATTACGCCTGTGCCTTTCTGACATCTTCTGCAATACGGTTATAGATAGCATCCATGTACTTGTTCTCTTCACGGATGACGAACTCATCGCCACCTTGTACTAAGTCAACGATTGCCTGCTGACGACCAGAGGCATCTGTGTCTGCAGACTGGCTAAGAAAGACATTGATTGCTTTAGACTTCTCAGCACCCATGGCATTACGCCCAAGGAGTTGCTGGTAAACAGACTGGACATAGGTTGCTGCATCTTGTGTGGTGAACTTAGGACCAGATGTGTCGCCACCTTGCGGTGCATTTGCTATAAGGTCAGCCAAGTTGATAGAAGTAGTTTTTGCCCCTGTACCTGCAGGTGTACCTGACTTAGTTTCAGGCTTCTTGTTTTCTTCTTTAGCCAATTACACCACCACCGTATCATTTATGAAATAACGATTTAAGAACTCTTCAAACTCTGGGCTTTCAGCAACGAGTTGTGTGCGTACTTGGTCAAGTACATACACAATGTCACCATTGCTCTTAGCGCTAAGGGAGCGTGAACCGCCTGCCTTTTCGCGTTGTTCTAGCAATGAAGCAAGTTGCTTACGAGCATCAAGATAGACAGCCATAGCCTTAACTACTGGGCGATTTCCGTTCTGTCCCATCCATGCTTTGTCACTCAAAGCCTTTTCAAGTACCTGCGCACGGCGCTCATACTTGCCCCTGTCTGGGGAGATAAAATCTGAGTACCAGTCAAGGTTTTCTTTTGCCTGTTGGCGTAACCAGAATCGCTTAGCGTTATTGATTGCATCCATGGCTGAGTCATTATCAGAGACGATACCGTTCTGAATCTTATAAGTGTTAATCTGACCCATAAGCGAGTTAAACTGTGTCCAACCACGCTTGATGTTTGCATCGCGCAATAGTTCCTCAGGGCTACGATTCTGGCGGTAAGTATTCTTTGAGCCAGGGTACGCACCTTCACGATACTGCCATTGGTATGCAGCCTGGCTAAATGTGTACTGACCATCAAAGTCGTTAGCAAGGAATCCAATAAGTTCAGGGTTATCTGATGCCTCAGCAGCAGCCATAAGTCCCTGATGCTTTCTTAAGTTACGAACAGTATCAATGTTTGCTTCTAGTCCACCAGGTGACTTAGAGAGGCTGATAGTTGCCTCAAAGTAATCTGGGTACATCTCAAGGAACTTAGCCTCTGCTTCGCCTGGTCCATACTGTGTAAGGAACTGGCGGTATGTAGCCTGATAGAAGTCCATCTCTGGGCTAATTGCAATAGGCAATGAGATTGAACCTAGCGCACGAAGCATGAAGAACTTGTTTGTCTTGTCCTCAATCTCCTTGAGCGTAGGCTGGTCAACACGCTTACCGCTGTTGTAATTGTAACTTTCGTAACGAAGCATCTGATTAAATGTGCGCACATACAGTTCATCCTGTGACCACATTGTGGACAAACGGCGGAGTGCTGCAGGTGTGAACAAATCAGAAACCTTTTGTGGCTGTCCCGCTGGGAACAAAGGTCTAAACGCTTCTTCTAGTTCAGGGCGACCACGAACAATCAAGTATGTTGGAAGGACAGCGTATGGACCAAATCCTGGGTTTCCAGGCTGACCCTGAGTAATCACATCAAGAGATGAAAGCGGGATGCTAACACTCTTAAATGCGTTCTCTGCTACTTCTTGCCATCCCTTGGGGAGTGACTTGATAAATCCTTCTGGCACCTGTACTACAAGGTTAGCCATGCCATCTTCTGACAACTTCTTAGCATCTGTGATGCGGTTGCCATCTTGGTCAACAACCATCTGACCATTTACCAACTGAGCGATAGTACGACCAGCGGTTGCTACAGCCTGTGGGTTCTCGGCAATGATGCCAGACCAACGCTTCATAGTATTTTCATAGGCTGCAAAGAACGGGAACATCAACTGCATTACTTGGCTAGATGATGCACGGCTACGGCGAACAATCGTAAAGAGTGTGCGCTCAACTTCACGGCGTGATTCTTCACGAGCGCCACGGATAGCACGCTCAATCTCTTCGCCAGTTAGTTTGTCTGAGCCTTTGCCTGCAGCCAACTGTTCAAGGTTAATCTTAACTCGCTTGTTGTATGTAGCCTTTGCAAGTGGGTGACGAGCAAATACATCTTCTGGTAGTGAGCCAAGGAAGCGCATAACACGGCGGTTAAAGATGTCAATAATGTTTTCTTGGTCGCGGTATTCCTTAGATGTGGTTACAAGCAACCCGTTAATCTCTGGGAGATTCTCTGGGTTAGAACCAAATCTATCGCGTAGCCAATTCTGGATGTCTCCACCTGAGATAACCTTGCCATCTTCTTTGACTCGGCTAAGGACTAAAGCGGTTTCCTCATCTGGAATATAAACCTTGACTGCACCACGGGTAATGTTTACTTTCTCAAGCAAATCATCATCTAGTTCGCCACCCTTAAGGGCAGTAAATCCAAACGCTTGGCGTGGTGTTGTGTATGTATCGTTAGCGTACTTGCGACCCTCAAAGGAGCGAGTAAACCAGCGAAGGATGTCGTCATCTGTTTCGCCGTCAAGAATCTTGCGAACAACTGGGTCCATGATTCCTGTCTCAGGGTCACGGAAGTGCATGTTCAGGATGTTGCCCCAAGCCTCAAAGTAGCGTGGGTCATTTGGCTTTACAGGTGCAACTGTGCGAGCGCCAATGCCTGCACTAAATGCCATCTCCTGTGTACCAACCATGGCGTTCCATGTGTCCTCGGCTGAGGTACGACCCATGAACCATGATGCATCCTGGAAAACTTCTGGGATATTGTATTTAACGCCGTTAGCCTCAACATCCATGTAGCCAAAACCCGTACGCTGCTTAATAGCGTTTGACTCAGCACGAGAGATACCAGCGCTAAGGCGCTCAGACATATCATCAAGGTGTGCGTGTGTTGCTGTGTAAAGGCGAGCAAGGTTATCTGCAGCATCTTCAACACCATTGTTAATCATGGCGTTTACATTGTCCTTATTGTAGTAAGGAGACACAGGTGTTTGTGGTCTGCGCTTTGCCTTGCGTGCTTCCTTAAGAGCCTGACGGCGTTCCTTAGGGGTAGCCATGAGTTGCTCAAGACCCTCTTCTGGTAACTCTTCTGCAGCCTCAATAGCAGCACGCTGTTCCATTTGAGAAATTGTGCGGGTTACTTCACGAGAGCGACCAGACTTGTTAACAGCCTCTGGCAATACAATGTAAGACAATCCACCCGCACGCTTGTCGTCAACAACAGCAGCAGTTCCATATCCGTTTTCACGAAGGTATGTGTAGATAGGGTCTTTCTGGTTTTGCCAGCCTTTACTCTTTACCCATGTCTTAAAGTTAGAAACTTTGCCACCGAATAAGGATTGTACATCTGCAGGTAGTTCACTCCAACGGGTCATAAACAATGATGGTCCATAGACACGCATTGGTGTCACATTACCCTTAGTATAGTTTACGCGAAATACTGGGCGGTGTGACCAATTCTTAAATAAAACCGTCTCAACTTCATCTGTTTCAAGTGCTAATACAAGTGTCTCATAATCAATGGATTTAACTTCCACCCATTGAGAGCCACGCTTAATTTCAACTTTAGCGCCAGAGTTCTTTGCTGCAATCATATCAGACTGCATTTGAATCATTGCTTCATCAAGAGTAGCAGCACGCTTTTCGGATGGAATAGTTCCACCCTCTGGTGTTGGCTTCTGTCCTAAACGACCAGGGCGACCAGTCTTTGTTGGTATGTATTGTTCAATAGAAACAATCTGTCCACCCTTTGCATAACGCCGAGCAATAGCAGGTGATGCAGACATTGCAATGGAGCGTGATTCATCAAACTTAAAGATAGCCTCAGGTGAGCCGTGGTAGAGAGTTACTGACTCTAAATCAGCAAGTACACCCTTAAGGGTACGAACCTCATCTTCAACAGTTAAAGGTCCAACACCTTCGGTAAAGCGAACCTTAAATGCATCGCGCTCAAGTTCACCAATACGAGTGGTGATTGCCTTGGCTAGTTGCTTACGGCTCATGTCAATAGCGCGGAGTTTGTCCACCTCTGACTGAAATGCATACTGCATTGTTGGAACATCATCTATACGACCAGCACGGATATTCACATTGTCAATGAGACGATTGAATCCAACTGTACGGTTATTAAAGAATCGGTTAACTGCATCCTTGCCACCTGCTGCAACCATTGCTGGCATAGCAAATCCCTTAGCCAACATAGATAGTTGCGCTTCGGTAAGGTTACGCACGGTGTATCCAAGGCGCATAAGTACAGAAGTCTTAAAGATGTCGTTGATAGTACCAAGGGCTGCAAGCCCCTTATCTGTACGAAGAGTTAAATCTTGAACATCAAGACCATCTAGCAGTCCTGGCAGTACACCCTCATGTGAACGAATAGCGCGAGATAACTTGCGCATATCTGCGATGATTGAGTAGTTAGCAGACTCACGCTGTAGCACAGGTGATACTGCATTGACTACCTGACCGTTCTCAAGATATGAGACGAAGCCTTGGTCGCGGTGAGCCTTGATACGAGAAGCACGGCGAGCATCAAAGATTGCATAAAGGTTATCAATAGTTGATGCATCGTAGTTAGGGAAAAGAACCGAAAAGGATTCTTTTTCAGCACGCTGGATAATTCCATTGCGCTCGCCAGCAGATGCTGCACCAAGGTACTCGTCTGCATATTGTGCAGCACGAGCGCCAAAGCCACCCTTAGATAGGTCATTGACCTCACGAAGGAAAGCATTAAATTCTGTGTATGAGTCACCATCGTTGACATTAAAGACACCGCTTGGCATTTCATTTTTAAAGTAGTTAACCACCTTGATAAGTGGGTGCAGGCTTGTCTTTTGTATTAAGACAGATTCTGGCTCAGCAAATGTACGAGCAGCCTTAGCCTTTGATTTCTCAGCAAGTTTGCCTTCCCAAGGTCCACGGCTAAATCCATACTTAAACTGTCCACCAGTTTGTACTGTTTCAAGGGCTACGCGGAAGCGGTCATCTTCTGTTGATGCTTTAGCAATGTAGCCTTGCAATACTTCGTTGTACTTAGGTGAGGTAATAAAATCTCCGTCAGACTTACCCTCAAGGTACATACGATGTGGATGTGGTACATCATTAAGCGCATCAAATACTAAGCCAGCCTCAGAGTCAACATCAGCAATTTTAGAGATTGCATCTGTGTCTTTGTACATGACTGCACGGAAGGTATCAACAACTTCTTCCCTTGAGTTAGCACGACCAAATAGGTATGCCATTGCATCAGGGTTTGTAACCTTCTTCTTGCGCCAGTATTCGTACTGCTCTTTAGCACCAGAGTTTGTAAGAAAGTTAATGTCGGTAAGTGCTTCGCCTTTGCCATCAAGGGCTTGAACAAGGATATTATCAAGGCGCTCTTCTGTCATTGCAAACTTACCAAATACTGCACGAGCAGTTTTGCCAGAGATTGTATCTAGCATCGGAGCCTTAGCAGCAATGACTGCACCCTTACCAAGGAAACCTGTAAAGGTCAATGGGTCAATAATTGTTGATGCAGTAATGTCGCCAATACCTGAAAGGAACTTTCCTGTGTACTGGTTTTGAAACGCAGCCTCACGGTCCATTGGGTCAAACAGGTCAAAGCCAGCAGATAAGAACTTAAGGTTGTTATCTGTCCAGTCCTGGAGCCAACCTGACTTATCGCCAGCATTTTTTCCAGGAGAAAGAACTGAAAGAGTCGCCTGTCCCAAACTGATGTTTTCTTTTTCGCGCTCAACGCGTGTTGTGTAGTCGGCGTATGACTCGTTCTCGTTCTTAAACTTGTTGTACATGAAAGGTTGGTCAAGGATTGCCTCAACACCTTCACGGCGTACTTTGCCACCTAATTCGTATGATGCTTCACCTGCAGCAAGTAGTCCACCTACGGCAAGACGAACTGGTGTGGTTGTAACCTTAACTGTGTTCTTAGCAAGGTTAATACCATCTACATACCACGGGTCATCATTTGAACCAGCAGTTGCTAAATCTTTGAATAGTCCAGGCAAGCCAGTAAAGTCAATGGCTGTCTTTGCCATCTTGCCAAGGTTATCAATCCAACTCATTGAGCCTGTCCCTGTACCTGGCTACGGATGTAGCGATACCAGTTGCGGGTGGCATTAGATGCCTGTGGGGATTCTGCAATCTTTGCATAGAAAGGCAGATAAGCAGCGAGCGCAGCAATATCTTCATTGTTTTGCGCTGCAAGCATGCTAGGTGCTGCCATAACTTCTTGACCTGCGTTAGGTCCGAGCGCTGCTCCTGTATCTACTCCTTCTTCTGGGTAGAGTGTTGGAGCATTGAGAGGAACAATATCGCCAACTGGCATCTTAGGTGTAACAGGATTACCTCTATTTGGCAACTGTACGCCAGACTTTGACATTGGGGCTTGAGTTTGAAGTTCATAAAAATCTCCTGCATTGTCAATACCAGCAGCGTACTGTGCTGCCTGTCCGCTTGAACCCGCACCACCTGTTGCGGATACTTGGAAATTTTGATTTGCTTTCTCTGCCATGATTACCTCTATGCTAAATTAGCGCTCTTGTGAATAATTGTGAGCCTTTTAATGTCAAATGCTCAGGACTGTTTGATGTGTTAATCGCGGTTATCAACCCACTAACTCTGCTTTTCATAGCAGCCGACTGTATGTATTACTTGTTCTTTGAACCGCGTGTACCGCTTGGGTTAGCAGAGAAATATGTCTTGCCACCCTTAGATGATGCCTTCTTCGCCATCATTGGCTTCTGTACATTTGGCTTTCCTGCAGAACCCTGGTTAGCAGGCTTCTTGCTGTAGCCCTTCTTAAGTGCTGATGCTTTCTTCATTTGTTCACCTCCTCTATGCTGGTAGTCGTCTGATTAGCGATGCCTGCAAATTAGGTTCGCCTCGCTGAGTTAAACTTGCTAGTAGAGATTGAACATCTGGTCTGCCACCAGGTGCGATTTGTCCAGGTGCTACGCCAACCATACGACCAGTTGGACTTAACCCTTCGGGAAGTTGCCCCTCACCTGGAGGGACCGCGCCTGCCTGCCCGAGAATTTCGGGACTTACACCCTCAGGGGTCATCTCACCAGGTGGGGGATTCTGTGGTTTAAACGCATCAGAAACCGCAACCTCGATAGAGGTACCCTTCTGGCGTTCGTTAATGACATAAGATAACTTATAAAGAATATCTGATGGGTCCTGACCCTGGGAGGCAAGTGCTGGAATAGCCTGTGCATAGGAAGCAATCGCTTGCTTCATGGCATCGCGTAGTTCTTCGGTGTCAACCTTCTCTTCTTCTTGTGTTGCATTGAAGGAGAAAGGCATTTGACGGCGAAGGAAATCGCGTGAAATCAACTTGTCACCGCGTGCCTGTAGTCCAAAAACCAAGGCGCGGTTAGGGTCAAGTCCTGCCATCAAGCCATACTGGACATCAACGGTGTAGTCACCATCAATATCGCGCTTTGGCTTGTACTTAATGTTGTAAGGAGTACCATTGCGGACACCGCGTAGGTTCTTCTCTACATCACCAAAAATCTTTTCGTCAACCTTAAGTGCAAGGCTAAGCAATTCAACAAAGCAACGCGCAAACATTGCGTGTGCTGTCTTAATCTGGGTATCAAAGCCACCCATAAGTGCCTGAACACCACGACCTGTAACGATTGAAGCATCAATGTTACCTGTACGGGACTCAGGATAGCGTGAACCTAAGCGTAGTTCGCCTTCAAGGACTTGCTGTTGAGCAAATGTGCCACCAGGAATCTCAATAGATACACGGCGTACATCCTGTGGGCGCTCTGTTTGAATAACAGCATCTGGTCCGAGGGCTAAATCTGATACATCTCGTGGTACAACGATAGGTGCCTGTACTGCTTTAGTCGCTGCCTCAAGAGAAAGAAGGGCATAACGAGCCTTTGCCACCTGAATTGCAAGCACATCGTCAAACTGACCGCGTGATTGGTTGTCAATAGATGGGCGCTGTACAACACGAATCATTACCTCGCCAAGAGCATTGGCTGCTCGGTCAATAATGAGGTTGTTGCGTGATGGAATAAACAAAACATCCTGGTCTTTGTCGTGATAACGCACGACTTCAATCTGGGATGAGTCTGTATTCTCGTCTTTGTCGTAGATAATGTGGGCATACTCTGGGTATGCAGACATTAGTTCTGCTACAGACTTCTGAATACGCTGGTAGAAATACTGAACTCGACCAAAGCGGTCAATCATTGGGTATGAACCGTATGAATCTAAGAAGCGGATGCGTGGCATCTGGGCTTCTAAATCATATTCAACCTGTGCAGGTACGAAACCGTAGGTTACATAACGGTCAGATGCGTTAAACATCTGTGTCTGTAGGTCAGAAAAGTCAACGATTCCATTGACAATCTCTTCGCGCTTGTCAGCCTTCTTGCGTTCCTTCTCAGAAACCATAGTAGGTGAGTTGCAGTTAAAGGCAGGTAGAGGTGCGATTACTTCTGATAGGTCGCGGGCTGAAATATCAACCATGTTCGCAACGATAGGGTTCTCAAACGGACCGTCTGGGAATAGGTCAGGGTACACATCGCGCATACGACCCTTGCGAACAAGGAGGACATCTTCCATGCGACTGTCGCGCTCAGCAAAGACTTGCTTGACAACGAGGAAGTTATCTTTAATTTCGTCTAAAGATTTAATCGCACCCACCTCCAGTTCTATGAATAGTTGTAGTCATTTAAATTAACAGTAATTTGTCTTGATTGGTCGTACTTGGTATGAAACATATTCATACGATTGTGTGTTTTTGCAAAGTTGCTGGCGTTAACAAGTCTGTCTCGACAGCCAAGTTCAGCGAACCAGAAAGCCATGACGGTATCTGTCTTTTGGGACTTAGGCGCATCTGGATACCAGGTTACAAGTTGCTCAATAAGAGTCTTTAAACCTTCCGATGCATGGGTTGATGGGAACTCAATGAGCGCCCTACCATCTTCCCAGCCGTGAAAGAGGGTCGTCAGGGATGCAACTCCGAAGTTGGTGTCCCATTTGTTTTGACCCGTATGATGTTCGCGTAAAATTGCACCCCGTGACGACAGGTATTCCCGTACCTCACGGTCCTGAGTCAACATAGTTTGAAAAGCGTTCTTCTCAACTCGCCACTCAGAAACTCGATATTTATCTGTCCAGCCCTTAATCAGTTCTCTGATTTCATCTGGCTTCATTGCTGCCTTGTTAGATACATCTAGCAGGTAACGCTTCTGTGTAGAAACATCAAGTGCCAGACATACGGCTGCGGTATAGCCAGAGCCTGCTGGGTCTAGCCCTGCTACAACAATCAATCCATCCATGCCGTTGTAGCGAACGCCGTTCTTACCTCTTGGTATAACACCAAAGTTACGAGCGCCATTGATAACACCTTTGATTGCGGTGCTTGGAAATGCTGAATCTTCATGTACCTGCTGTTGCTGGTAAACCATTGCCCATAGGTTTGGAGATATACGGGAGCGCTTCTTGTTCAGCGCAGGTCCATCCCACTTGCTATAAAGCCCGTTCTCGTCAGGTACTCCATTGCCCGATACGGGTGGCATGTTGGTCTTAGCCCAGAGCGTTACCCATTTTTCAGGGTCCTCGTCAAATTCTAAAACTGCAGGTTGTGCAAAGTATGTCCATGGGGAAGTCTCGTCTGGATAGCGCACAGGGTCGCGCAACTCTGAGTACAAGTCCCTTGGGCGAAGGCGGGTACCAATTACAAGTAGGCGACCACCATCGTTATCAATACGGGACATAACTTCGGACTGAATCCAGTCAATCTGCTTCTCGTACTCATGGGCGTTGGTATGGTCAACACAGTCATCCATGATGATTAAGTCAGCGCGAGCGCCGTAGATATGACCACGGATACCAATAGCCTGTACAGTAGGGTCCTTTTCGCCTGAGTCTCTCGATTCAGAGGATAGGTAAATTAGGTCCTGCTTCCATGAATCAGAGCCTTTTTGGAATCCCCCTGGCGGACCAAAGGTGAGTTGCAAGTCCTGATACTTTGGATGCGTAAGTCTGTTCTTTATGGAGAGCAGGAACTTTTGCGCCATAGCCTGTGTCTTAGACACAATCATTATTCTGATATTAGGGTTCTGGCAAATCCGATAGACCGCATAGTTGACCGTAATGGTCGTTGACTTTGCGTGTTCTGGTGGAGTGTTAACAATCAATAAATCTGGGCTACCCTGTTCATGGGTAATGGCAGGATGGACATCCGAAGGTTCTCTACCCTCCAATAGGTCAATCCAATGCTCCTGGTGCTTGAACACCTTAGTGCCTAAAAATTTTTCTGAGAATTCAGGGAAGGGTGGTACTTCCCCTCTAGCCCCGCCAATTTCTCCACGGGCAGTCATACTACGGACTTTATCTACCTGGGTGGAAAACTCCTGGTCCATCTTTCGGTAGTATTCGTAGGTCTTGACACTTCGACCAACGGCATCCATGGCTCGTTGGACAGAGTACCCCTCCATTAAAAATTCGATAATCTGCTTCTTGATAGCATCACTTCGATGGCTAGCAGCAGTTGTTCTTTTTCTCTCCATAGGCATACCGAAACGCAGTAAAGGAAGTTTCGGGCTTATCTCCTAACCGTAGGCGTAGTCTAAACGAAGCCGAAGGTTAGGGCTTCTCTTAGGGTGCGACCCCCAGGGTCGCTGCTAGTGTGTAGAGAGGCTCCGATTATTTCGCCTCTCACTATACTATAGGTGTCCAAAAGGTCCTTAGCGGACACTTTTGTACAAAGTTTTTTTACGGGTTTTTTGCCTACGGCAAAAGTGCTGGTCAGAGGCATATAGTGACCCCAGAACTATCAAAGTTATGTGGGTAGATACACATACACATACACACCACGGATTTAACAATCCTGGGGTGAAGCATGCACGCTCACTCATCTACTTTCCATGCTGGCTTGGCATTGCTTGCAGGGCTTGAGGGCTTGGCTTTGATTGCTAGGTCATGGCTTGGCTTTCACTCTCCAATCACTCGCGCTCAATATGCCCCGCGCCCCCCGCATCGCCTGCCTTGCTTGAGCCTGCCCCGCTTGCCGTCTCACTATTTGAGACACGCTCACGCTTGGCGCGATGTGATGCATCTCACAAAGTTTTTTTCGACTCACGCTCATTTGGATTTGACCGCGCTCAATCCGAGGCGATAGAAATCTCCTAGTGATTAAGTCACAAGGACTTAAGACTCAAGACAGGAGAAACGACATGACCGCAACAACCGCAACCAAGGCAGGCAAGGCAACCAAAGCCGAGGCGCTCTCAACAATCACCAAGGCGCTTGAATCTGCTCACGACATCATCAAAGCCGAGACAGGCGCACCTCGTGCAACTCTTCTCGTGACTCGTGACCTCAAGGGCAGAAAAGGACACTTCACACCCTCCACACCATGGAAGGCAGGCGAGGAATCTTTCAACGAGATTGCTTTCAACCTTGAGCATTTCACAACCCCCGCCGAGTTGCTTTCGACTCTTCTTCACGAGGTGGCGCACTCACTCAATCACGCTAACGGCGTGCAGGATTGCTCAGCGAATCAGTACCACAACGCAAAGTTTAAGGCTCAAGCCGAGGCGTTAGGTCTTAAGACCATAGAAATCAAAGGCAAGGGGCACGCTGCAACCGAGTTGACCGAGTTTGGTGCCAAGCGATGGAACAAGGCGCTCAAGGTGCTTGCAAATGCGTTTGATTTGGTGGCGCTTGGTGGCGAGCAGGCTAAGAAGAAAGGCAGAAACACCAACCTCATCAAAGCCACTTGCGATTGTGAGCAGATAATCCGCGCAAGCGCCTCAGTCATCAAAGCGGGCGTGCGTTGTGAATCATGCGAGGGGCTATTCACCGAGGCTTAAGACAGAAAAGCCCCCGCACCGATTAAGTCGGCGCAGGTTCAAGACCTAGCGGGGGCACGAGTTAGAGAGAAAGTCTCTCTGACTTAAGACATAAAACGACAGGAGAAATGAACATGAGAACTATCCGCGAACAATGGGAAGAATCCCGCAAAGAAGATGGATTTGGCACCCCTGCAACATGGCGACTATCTCAACAGATAGAAGGCGACAAGGCAGAACGCGAGGCATTTCATGCCCTAATGAAACTCATCGCCCCCGCCCTGCAAGATGAGGCGATTACCCTATGGGTCAAAGGCACCAACGGCGCGAGCCAAGAAGCCTATAACCGCCGTCTTTTGATGTCGGAACTATCGGAGAAGGATTACCGCGAGACTCAAGAAATCGCTCACGAGATATGGAAAGAGAGCCTCGTGTCTTAAGACACAACAGCCCCCGCCGACAGGGTACGGGTTCACAATCCAACGGGGGCACGAACTCTCAACCTCAAGTTGAGGGTTAGGTGTGACCAACATCACATGCGAAATGATTGACACGCTCAATCTCCGCATGAGAAGGTGACACCACGACCGAGAAAGGAGGGCAGATGATGAGCAAGGCGTGCAACAAAGAGAAGCACTACCTATGCAACGCAGACGAGAGAAAACTCTCTGCGATTGGATACCCTGCGGATTTCATAGCCAATGTGAAATGCGCGTGCGATTGCCACGCATAGCGTGAGCAACGCCCCGACCTAGACGGCGACCGAGAGCGAGGCTCGGCGGGGCACTACATGAAGAGAGAGTCTCTTTATGTATTAAGACAGGAGAAAGAAATGTCAGAAGAAGTAAAGTCAGCAAGTCAGCAATTCGCAGATGACTATCTGCTCGTGGTTGAAAACGACCGCGAAGGTTGGGACGAGATTACTCAGGAAGCCCGCCGAGTTAAGTACAACATGCCACAACTTAGCGACTCAATCCGCGAACAGTTCGAGCAACTAGCGAGCCAAGTAATCGAAAACTCAGAGGAAGAAATTACAGAGTTTGGGGCTAATGTCTTAAGACAGATACTCATCGGCATGGGTTCATCACCTTTCGACATCATCGCCCGCGAAGTAATCGCCCGCGATAAGGAAACGCTAGGAATTGAGGCTTAAGACATGAAAATTACATACGAAATCTACTCAAAGCGTGGCACCTTTTCAGGACTCAACACGACCAACAGCATGGAGAAGATGGCAGAGATTAAAGCCATGCTTGAGGCTAACAAACAAGCCTGCACCATCGTGAAGATTACAGAGGAGGCGTGATGAGTGACAACACTTACACATGGGTAGAGGTACAAGAGACAGAGTTCGAGTATTACTGGACAAAGGAGAAAGGCTGGGTGAAGAAAGAGGTCAAGCCTCATTATGTATTAAGACAGGTGTGATGAAAATCACAGCCCCAAATCTTGAAGAAAGCGCGGTTGTCATGCAACCATTGGGGCACAAGGTAGGAGAGAAAGTCTCTCCGCCTTATCACGACAGGAGAACAGCAAATGAAAAGAGCAGAACTAATTATAGGCAAGGCTTACTATATGAGTGAGTCTGCCAACTGGCGCGACAAGTACAACGGGGCAGAATCTTATTTCAAGACAGCCCAGCGCAACAGATGGCGCAGGGTAGTCATCATTGAGACACAACTTAAGACACAATATGAAAAGGAACGGCGCACCCGCGATGTCTTAATACAGGACTACCAAGGCAAAGAAAAATGGGTAGCCCTTAACCATATCCGCACCGAGTGGCAATATGCCATCGCACAAATGACCACAGACCACCGCCGAACCTACGCAACACCAGACGGGGGCAGAGGCGCAAAGTATGCCCGCCATTTACAACGCAAGCACCAGAAAGAACAGCGCGAGCCAGCAATCAAGGCGCTATGCAAGGAGATTGAACGAGTCACAGGCGAGCATGTATGGTCACACGACACCATCGGCGGGCTTGAGTTCAAGACACTTGAAATCTTGAATCAGATTCTTTCAGGTATTAAGACAGAACTATCGGCGGTAGCGTAATGTCTTACGACACAAATAAAAACTGCATCGTGTGTGATGCGTATGTCTATGACCAACACAAAACCACATGCAGATTCTATGTGAAGGAAAAGTTATCGGAGTTCCTTACAAGGATTCAGGTGACTATCTGCGGTGACTGCCTTATCCCCCTCAACCAATGCTCACATGCAAAGGAGTACAACCGATGAGTGATTACTGCGATGACTGCGGGCAAGTAATGTGGCTATGTGTATGCGAGAAAGAAACGAAAAAAATAAAACTTAATAAGCGAGGCAAACGGGTCAGGGCAATCCTGATTTATGTCTTAATACTAACCGCGCTATTTGCAATCACAAATGCGATGGGAGTTTGGGACATACCCGAGTCATGTCTAGTAGATGGAGTCGGTTGCCCTGATGGATACCCTCGGTATTAAGACAGAGTGTGACCAACATCACATGACAAATGCTTGACTTACTATGCCAACGGGTGGCAGAGTAATAACTAACAACAACAGACAGGAGAAAAAGATGTGCGGATTATGTAAGAAGTCTCAGGCATTTTTAATGCTTGAAGATATGCAGGGTATATGTGTCCCTTGCATGGTCAAAGTAAAACAATTTAATATCACAGCACCCAATCCATTTCAGACAGGAGAAAGCAAATGAGCAACACAACAGGGCATGTAAATGCCAACGGACAAGGCACCATCGTCATACCCGTAGAGTTAGACCGCAAGGAATTATGGTCAGCAGTTATGGGGTCAGCATGGGAAACCTTTGGCGACCATTGGCAGGAGTACGAATACATTAGCGGTGATTGGGACGACCCAACTAGCAAGGTGCGCCTCGTATGTCATAACGATAAGTACGAAAATGTTGAGAAGGTAATCACCATTGACGACATTGCCTTGGCGCTACCTATTGCAAACAAGAAAGTTTATATGGACTTGTTTGACTTTGACCAATACGATGCCGTTTGCGGTGATGCAGTCTTACAGGTTGCAGTCATTGGCGATGTGGTCTTTGGTTAGGACTTAAGACATGAACGATACAGAACGCATGCAGATACAGCGCCTCGCAAGGCGAGCGCGTGAGCAACGCAACGCAACCAAAGACAACGAATCGTTTGACTATTGGCAAGGCGTTATGGAAAACTTACTCAACCAACTAAAGACAGGAGAAAGCAAATGAGTTTGGTGCATCACTATGTGGTTATGTTTGATGAATCAACTAACCAATGGAGTATAGATATTGACGGAGAGGAAGTTGCCTTCCCCAACGGAACAATCTATAACCCAATGACACGAGGCTGGCAGTACGGATATGCAGGTGATGGCAACTTCGTGGGAAGAGAACAAGAAATAACAGAACAATTAAGCCAAGCGTTGGACAAATGGAACTCATTACTTAAGACAGGAGATAACAAATGAGCGAGCCACAGTACCTAGAGGGTGACGACATAGCCCTTGGCAAAGACGAAGAAGATACAGAACCCGATTCACCATACGACACACTAGAGGAGATGTTCGGTGACAACTAAGACAGGAGAGCAGACAATGGAACTACAGGTAGGTGCATTACTTAAGACAGAAACAGCCTATGACAAGGACATGAACATCACCTTTGATGGTCAGGAGATACGAGTTATCCTGCATTGGGATTACCACGATGGCTTTGATATTCAATGGCTGGACTTGGAAGGGCGCTGGATTCAGGCACCTGCATGGGCAGATAAGATTGAGGAAGATGGGCAGATGAGCATTGGCTACTTCCTTGATTCACTTCAAGCACACACCAAGAAGGAAACACCATGACAGTCTTGATGGAGTGCTTGCGTTGCAAGACAACAGTAACCAACCCTAAGACAATCAACTATATGTATGAGAAGTGCAACACCTGTGTCTTACTACAGAAAGAGTTAGAGGAGAGGGCAATAGATACCTTCTTGCACAGCGAAGCCGAGAGAAAGTTGGAGAGTAATGCTTGATAACTTAAGACAGATTCACCCGCACGCCCGACTGTGGATTGTATCCGCCATCGTACTTGCCTTGGTACTCATGCTCAAAGAGCCAGCCACCTTCATCGTGAAGCCACCACATGGCAAGGTAATTGCCTACTATCAGAACGATTACCAACGCTATGCGATAGACAGATTAACCGAGATGGACATGCTTGAGCAGTACCCATGCCTTTATGAACTGTGGATGCGCGAGTCAAACTGGCGACCCGAAGCCAAGAACAAACGCTCTAGTGCAACGGGTATCCCGCAGTTACTTAACAGCACATGGAAGAATATCAAGGTGAAGCCCACGCGTGACGGCATGAAGCAGGTTGATGCGGGCTTGCGCTATATCAAGCACAGGTATGGAAGCAAAGGTGTATGTAAGGCATACGCTCACCACCTAGCGAAGGGTTGGTATTAAGACATGAAGTTTCAACCCAAGCATCACCGAGTTATATCAGTAAGAGGTAGCCTCAATAGATACGGCAAAGGGTTAGTGTCTTATGTCTTAAGATACAACCCACGCCTTTGGGATAGAGCAATATGCAGAGGCATAGATACCGATGTCTTTTACCCACCGCAAGAACTATTCAGTCGTGATGAGGAGAGCATGTTCAAGCGCATGTGTGCTGATTGTCCAGCGATGGAGGCTTGCTTGGAGTGGGGACTAGCCCACGAAAGGTACGGCGTATGGGGTGGCACTACACCACCGATGCGACACAAGATGAGAAAGACTTTAGGATTGGCTATCGCAGACCCACAGCACAATCCATGATACGATAAGGACAAAGCCCGCTAGATTCTCTCCTGTCTCTGGCGGGCTTTCTTATGTCTTAAGAACCTAAGTTTAATTCCTTAGCAAGCATGAACACTTCATCACTCAAGTCATCAAGAGTTCCATCGTTATAGATAACATGACTAAACATATAGTTATCCATCGCATGCTCTGATGCGTGACCATTGACAGCGCTATGGTTGTGTCGGTTGATACGCCAAAGAGAACCACCAAGTTTCTTGATTGCATCAGCCTCGTTAGGAAAGCGCACATCGGATATAACAACTTTATCTTCTGGCTTAATACCTGATAAGGCTATGTCAATCCAAAAGTTTTCACCGAACATCTTGCGACCAACCTCAGTACCCAGCACCTGCAATAGACGGCGCACCTCAGGGTCTTTCTTGGTCAAGTCCCAGCCGTAGTCCTCAACGCGGTGTGCTACATGTGTGATGCTATCCAACTTAGGGTTGAGTCTAAGCAAAGCCTCACGCATAGGGTCAGCGAAAGCAATACGGCGGTATCCGTAATTAAGACATAACAATTCAGCCGTGCTATCTTTTCCTGATTGTGCGTATCCACTTAGTCCGATAATCATTTCCACTCACCACCAATCCACCAAAATCCCAAGTCAATGTTCCACATCTTAAAGCGTGGGCTTATGTCAAAGCCGATACCAAAGCCCGACTTCTTGCCTGCTTGTAGCCAATACTTTCTAATCATCTTCATTACATATCCCTCACTTCTTCTCTCGCTTGTGCATTAGAACTGCGGTGTTGTCGCCATACTGGTTGCTCTCCGCCGAGCCTATCTTGTAACTTAGTCAGCGCTCGCTTGACTCTCTTACGCATGGCTTCTTCTGTAGTGCCGTAGGTTTCAGCCAGCGCACCAAGTTCCATGCCACCATCATCATAGCGAAGGCGTAGCAACTCTCTATCTGTGTCTGATAGTTTCTTAAGACCTGCTGCTACATCCGATAGCAATGCCATACGATTGCCACCTTCGCTTGGTTTACTGGAGCGAGATACAAATTCATTACTTAAGTCAGGAGTATCTGTCCACCCTATGTGTGACCACACATCACGCAAGAGTTCATGCAATACCTCATGTGAGTAGTAGAAAGTATCTGACATAGGCGAACGCGAGTAGCGCGAGCGCTCCTTTGCTGCATACTTCTGTGCCTCATTGAAGAAAGTCTTACGCAGTTTGTACTTAAGACTATCCTCTGCCTCCCATTGTTCTATCTTGTTCCAATGTTCTAGCGCCCACAAGGATAGGTGTTGGTACAGGTCATCAACAGTTACAAGGTTGCGGTGCATGCGATTACTACGGGTAGCAACCTGCCGTGCCACACCATAGATTGTTTCCCATACCTTGTCCTGTTTCTCACTCATCTTTAATCTCTGCCTTCTCGTTCTTTAGTTTGCGCATTGCCATAAGTAAATCATCTACAGTTATGAGATAACCCTTGCTCCTATTCGGGGGAATCTCACATGTAATCTCACGACCAAACTCTTTAATGGCGTACAACACATGGCTTGTGGGAACCATGAGTACACCCTGCTCTAGTACGAAAGCCCAGTACGCTGCCTCTGTCACCATGACACCAGACTTCTCCCAAGACTTGGACTTCATGTACCAGCACTCTACTTCTACATAAAGATTGTTAGTAACCCACCACTTTCTATCTCGCTTTACCTCTACAGTCTTTCCTTGGGTTAACAGTTCTTCTACTAACTGCTCACCCTTTCTGCCGTATCCAAAGTCTAAATCAAATGATGAGTTCTTTGCCATGTCTTAAGACCCAACGCGTTTGCGCAAGCCTTCCGCCCCTTCTTGTAGGTAAACATCATTAACATCACAGTTATCAGGCATGAACACAGGGAATACATTGTCGAGTTCTCTGCTTATGTTCTTTGCCATCTCTCTACCTGCGTTGTCTCCATCACAGAACAACATAATCTTTTCCCAGTCAGCCAATACCCGTGAGTAAAAAGGTTTCCAGTTGTTTGCCCCTGGTAGCCCGACTGCCGAGAACCCTACTTGTGTGGCAATGATAGTATCTATCTCGCCTTCACATATAACAAGCACATCACTATCTGCTTCGAGTGCCTTCACATTATAGATATGCGTGCTTGACCCAGGGCGTGAAAGGTACTTCGGTCCTTGGTCATTGCTTAAGTTACGAAAGCGGATGTCAATCACACCCGATGGGGTGATGTATGGGATAGCCAACTTACCTGCGTATGGTTCGTGTCCTGTTTCAGGATTCGCCACGAAGCCGAGGCGGAACATACGCGCCGTTTCCTCTGTTATACCGCGACTCGCCAGATACGGAAGCACCTCTGCTAGGCTTTCTCCGTAGTTCGTTGTTGCTTTCTCCAGTAATTCTCTCTGCGATTTTGACAGCCTCGCCATATTTGACTCCTTCTTTCTTCATAATTAGTGAGTACACATCTCCTGCCATGTCACAGGCAAAGCATCTAAATCCGCCCTTGTCAATGTTGAGTCGAGCCGACTTAACCTTATCGTTGTGGAAGGCACAGCGAACTGTGACCCACCCCTCACGCACAGGTATAGTAAATCCGTAGTGTTCTAGTACCTTTACGATGTCATGCTTAGAGTTTTGGGAGGACATTGCTGAGCCTTTGAACAACATAAGCATCACCTATTCCCTTATTACTAGCCTTGATAATCACCAATGGTGATGGTGCCAGCAGTAATCTCTTTGCCAATCGGTAGTTCTCTGCCTCAATATCTGCCTCACGCAACCAACCTGATAGGTCAATGCGACCATCACGCCGTGGTGCCTTGGCTTCAATCACATACGAATCGTTTACTGTCTTAAGAAAGACATCGCCGATGTCGTTACGCCCTGCCCGAGGCAGGCGCTGTGCTTCGTAATCTAACTCAACAAACCAATCTGCTAAGTCAATCTCCCACGCTGCACCTCTACGCTTGTTCGCTGTCTGCGGACTGTTGCTCACGCTCTCTCCTCTCGGCTGCTTCTACTGCTGCCCAGTACAGGTTGTAGTAGGCATCGTCTAATGAGAATCTCTTCATGTGCTTGACTAACGCTGCTGTGTTTGCATAGACAGGAACTCCTGCCTTACGCACCTTACGGAAGAAGGCTATGTCCTCACCGATAAAGTTCTCGCCACGCTCGTTGCGTTCACCAAACCAGAAGTCACCTGGGAAGTGTTCGTTGAGTGCCTTGATAACTGACTTGTGCATTAAGACAAGACCAAATCCTGCGTTATCTATCTTGACTACCTGATTGCGTGGCAATGGGTGAAGATGTTTCTGTTGATACTCTGTCTCGCCATCGTTAAATAGCACAGGCATAGGCATCATCAAGGTGCCTTCGTTCTGCTTACTGATGAAGTACACACCTGAAACAATAGGGCGAGTCACCTTGTCGGCGGTATCCCATAGTGTCTTAAGAACTTCTTTTGTAAGTACGATGTCTGAGTCAACCCATAGCGCCCAGTCAGTACCAACCTGCTCCCACATTTCTATGGCTGCTTGGCGCTGTCGTGCAATCTGATTGCCCTGTACGCGGATAGCATTGTTGATAGGCACACTTCCAGTTAGCATTGTATAAACAACACCTTCCATGAACTTGCCATCTACCATGCCATTGTCACACCAAACGATAGATAGTGTTTCCTTATTGCTGTGTGCCATCTTCAAAGACCCTTTCTGATTCATCTAGTATCTGCATTGCACCTTCGGCTAAGTCTTTCCAGGCATCACCCATAATCTTTAGGTTGATTCCGACTTGTTCAACGCACTCTTGGTCGTGTCCTTGGATGATGTGGTCAGCCATTTGGCTAACATAATCAGCAAACTGGAGGCACTCCAACCCTATTGCGGCAGGGTCATAGATTTTTCTTGTCGCCTCGTCAATGTGTTCCATAAAGTTTGGAAGTTCACTTAGGATTGTCTCCTTCATTTGAGGTGTCAACTTTGCTTTCATTACCGCTTCGGTCATCATCTCTGGAGTAAGCGACAGTTCCCGCATTAAGGAGTGTGTCATACTCATCTTGTGAAAGGTCTTTGAACCTGCCCGTTTCTTTCTCCTGCCAAACATAACTCCTCCAACCTACTGTCCATGAAAAATTCTTAGGTACAAACATTAACTGTGCCTTCATGTCAATGAACAACTTGTCGGTTGGCACGGATAACTCTTCTGTTGTTGACAAAGCACGCAGTTCTCCTGCGTTCTCTGCAATCTTTAATTCCCAATTACTCATTGTTGTATTAAGTCCAAAATCTGCATACTTGCAGGGTCGTAGGACAACCACACAGGTGAAGCACCCATGGCATCGGCTGGTCCGTATCGGTTCTTAACTGCACACACACCCATAGATGCAATCTGTCCGTGTACTGTGAGTATCAGAGAAGGAGTCTGCGCAATCTTGCCATGCAACGCAGAGCGTGGCGGGCAAGGATTACCTGGGACACCTTCACTTGTATGATGACAAACAACAACAGCAGCGCCAGTATCTCTAGCCCACCACTTGAGTTCACGCATGAGTGTGCGTAATCCGCCGTACTCATCTTGTCCATCAAGGGTTACATCTACTGCGTTGTCAAGAACGATGAGTTCAACATCCCTACCAAGGCGCTCACGACTTGCAAGGACTGCATCCTCTACATCTTTGAGTGTTGGTGCGGAGTCGAACTCCCATAGGATGTGGTCAGCAGCCTTGAGCATTTGCCCCGCCCACTCCCTATCCATCTCCATGAGAGGTTCGACTTCGTTCTGTGGTTTGCCAGTTAACATTGCGAGCATACGCAAACTCATTGTGTGAGAGTGTGTATCTGCTGAAATGTATAGCGTTGGGACACCAGCATGTACTGCAAGTGATAGAGCAAGTGTTGATTTACCTGCTCCTGGTGGACCCGCAATCATGCTGACTTCACCCCGCCGAATTGCTATCTGCTGCGCAGCAAGGGTTTGCCATACTGTTGGCAGCGTGGCTCCTCCTTGCGAGGCAGTCTTAATAGCACGGGATAGAAGGCGCATGGATTATGGCTGTGCCTTGTGGCTGCAAGCCTGACCTTGTGGCTGAGGACATGCATAGAAGGCGCGGTATGGCTTGCCTGTTGACTTAGAGATACCTGCTGCAACAAAGCGCATTGGACCTGCACCGCATGCACAGTTAGGGATTGTGCCTGGTGCTGCTGGTGCCTGTGGTGCTGGGCGCTGTACTGCACCCTGATGTACAACCTGTGCGCCTGGGAAGGCTTCTTGAATTGTGTTGGTTGCACCTGCGCTACGAGCCATAGATTCAGAAGTTGTTTCCAAATCAATAAGTGCAGCGAGGCGTTGTGATACTTGGTCAAGAAGCAAATCAAGTTCTGCTCCATCGTTGGCACGAAGGTTGATGAGCATGCCGTCTTTCTTTGTCTTGAAGTTAATCTGAATTGGTGCGTTTTCGTTACTCATTTGTTTCTCCTAGTTCAGGGTAGAGATGGGAGTTCTTTCCTTTTACTGCATAGCATGCATGGTTGACTGAACAAGTACCGCACATAAACCCAGGTTGTGGGATGAAGATATTGTTATCAACTGCAATCTTAAAGCCCTTGACATGGGTAGCCAAGCGACCTTCGGTGTAGTGGTCCAACTCTACAGGTTCAGTTAACTCCCCTGTGCGAGCCATCCAGTATGCGCCCTTGACTGGGCGGATGCCCATTGTTTTCTCTGTCAAGATTGCGTAGGTACCCAACTGGGTGTAGGTGACTGGTGCTTTACTTGATGTCTTAATATCAACAACAATCAGTTCACCTTCGGGCGATACCATCAAGCGGTCAAGAAACCCCTTCATGCTTACGCCACCAACTTCTGTATTAAGTTCTGTTTCTACAGCCTTGGCTCCGTCAGGTAGTTCGTAGATTGTGTATCCACTTGTCTCACGGAACTGAACCCAGAAGTCAAGCATCTTAGGTCCATTGTCTAGCCACCAGCGAGCATCTTCCTTGTTTGGATATGCTGTGCTTTTCTTGCCACCAGCACGGAAGGGCATGCCATTGTCTGCCAGTTTGTAGTTCTCTGCCCAGCGCTGTTCAAAGACAGCACGAGAATCGAAGGCTACTCCTGGCTCAAGGGCATCATAGATTTCTGTACCCTCGTGCAAAGACTTGCCACCTACTAGCCAGTAGGATGGGTTCTCCTGTATCTTTTGGATACGGGTGAGGTAGAAGGACCAACCACAGTTAAGCCATGTTGACATGGCGCTGTGGGAGATATAGTTCTTCCCCGTCTTTTCTTCTAGTGTCATATAACTTCCTTTCAATAGAGGAGTTTACGCTACAAAGTCTCTTCTATTGTGCGACACGCCGAGAGAAACTACAGGTATGTAATTCAATTTTCCAGTACACTCCTGTTCGTGCAGAACGGGTTAAGTATAGCCAGGCGTTGGCGTAAGCCAAAGCCAGCAAAGGCTAACTATAGAGGTGTGCCTACTCATGCTTGCCCATGCGGTGAAAAAGTTTTTATTATCCGTGCAACTTTTGATGACCATGAAATCTCTTTGTATATGTTAGATGCAGAGTGCAGCGCCTGTGGCGCTTTGCTTACTGCTCCATGTTTGGCGGACCTTAATGCCTAAGTATGACTTTCGTTGTATCAGTTGTAATGTAATATCTGAAACGCTACTTGCCTTTGATGAAAGCCATGTCGCACCTAAGTGTACCTTGTGTGGTGGTGATACAATCCGTGTGTACTCTCCGCCCGCGATACAGTTTAAAGGCTCTGGCTTTTATAAGACAGGCGGATAGTTTTCTTGGCTGATGGGGAAGCGGTCAAGGAAAGGGCGCGGTAGTTCAATGGTTAGAACGCAAGGTTTTCAACCTTGTAATCAGGGTTCAATTCCCTGTCGCGCTACGGCGGTGTAGTTGAGGGTCGGTTCGCGCATGCCCTCGCCAAGCCTGTACTAATAGCGAACAATGTTACAGGGCTACACCTAACCACATTAGAAAAGCAAAAAAGCCCCCGCTAACTAGATTTCTCTAGCGCGGGGGTTTCTTTGTGTCTTAAGACTGTATTACTTTGAGCCTAGCCCAAAATCATCGTCATGCTTGTCAGCCCACTTGATTGCAGGTCCTGCGATTGCACCGATAAGAACAGCATAGTGTGGTGCCATCTCAGTAAGGAGTGCTACTCCCATAACAATGGCTGATGCTGCTACTGCATGAAGGTAAGACTTAATAGCCTTCTTATGCTTGTCAGATAGTTTAAGTTTCATTTGTTTTCCTTTTTCTTTGGTAGGGGTTTTACCTTTGCAACAACCTTTGCTACTGCCTTTGGTTTACCTAGCCATGGAAACCATGGAGAAGTATCGGTAGCCATAGCGGAGTTAATAGAAATATGAAGGTGCTTGTTATGAGGATTACTCCCAGAGTATTTCCTATTTCCTTCTCTGGCTTTTGGTCTGCTCCAGATTTTGCCTTGGAAAATAAGGTACGAGACACGCTTATCCTCCTTTAACTTTTCAAATATATCTGCGCAGTCAATGCCACCCTTAGGGTCGTGTGTTAAATCAACAGCAAGTCCTGTGTTGTGGTCTGAATCAGGACTCTGTTTTACATGAGCAGCCGATGGCAGAAGTCCATCGCTGGCTTTCTTGCGCCTCGGAAACAACGCCGTTGCTTGGCGCAATACAGCAATCGCAGCAGGCGTGGCTTTCTTGACAACAGGTTTCATCTTTGCTCATTTCTTTAACGCTTCTTTTACGAGGTCAGTTAGGAACTCAACTTTTTCCTCAAGCGAATTAACTTTATCTTTTAAACTGGAGCCAGAATTCGGCTTAAGTTCGTATAGGTAATGCTTTACTAACCATCTTACGGCTGCGGTAAAACCTCCAACGATAGTTGTTATGGCAACGGCTAGTGCTAGCCAATCAGCAGGAGTCATCTCTTATCCTTATAGTTTAGACAACGGTACGGGCGACTATGTTCACAATTCCACCGTAGCCTGAGAAGCCTACTTGAGGAGGAGTTGTTCTTGTAAATGTAACTTGCTCTACCACCGCTTCGGTAGGTTCGCCACCAGCGGTGAAGTCCTGGATGATGACAGTCTGACCCTGTGCTTCTAGTTGTTCAAGGGCTTGGATTCTTGATAGCGCATAGCCATCAAAGCCAACTATCTGTCGGTTTCTATCTGTCTCTTTGTCAAAGCAAAGGATAGGAATCTGTAGTACGCGAGCGCGAGTAGGTGTAGGCAGAGCCTTGATAGAGTAACCAAGCATAGTCGCGCCAAGCGAAGTATCAGTAGAGTTACGGTTAAGACGGAAGGTGAACTGTGCTTCGGCTCCAACATCTGTAAAGACAGAAGCAAGGTCGTAGTCGTAGATTTCTGTGGTGCCTTCGGTAACTGTCTTGAACGCTTCGTTAACACCATTGACTGTCCTTAGAATATCTATGTCACCTTGTAGCACACCATCAAAGCGAATCTTCAAACGCTTCCATGCTTTGTTTTCAAAGGTATCAAAGCGGACAATACCGACTGTGAACTGACCAGACTCTACGAGTTTATCTTCTTCTTCAATCCACAAACCAGAATCTTCTACAGTAAATGCTTTGCGCCCATCTGGAAGGGTTGCAATGGACCATACAGCCCCCGTTGTAGAGACGGCATAGACATCCTTGGCATAGGCATAACCACCTGTTGATAGGGGTGAGCCAAGGTTAAAGCGGATAAGTCCTGAGTAACCATCAACTTGTCCAGCCACGCCTGCCCAGACAAACTCATTGCGGGCTGTGAAGGCATAGACATTGCCGTTAGTCTCAAAGATAATTGGTCCATAAGACAGATTAGAGTTATCGTCAACTATAGCCACACGCACTCCCTGGCTAGTGCCAACCATTACGAAGGTACCAAGGTAGCCATAGAGTGATGTCAGAATCTCACCTCGTGGAAGGATGAGGACTGTGGACATTGTGCTGAGTGTGCCAGCAGTATCAACTGTAATCTTAAAGGCTAAGCCCTGGTCGCCTGAGTAACCGCCGACATAGATAGCACCGCTTGACTCCGTGACTGCGGTAAAGGTAAAACCAATAGGCAGGGTAGTAGAACCGTTGACTGGAGTAAGGGTGCTGAGGTTGATGCTTGAGCCTGTGTTACGGTTTAGTTCATAGACAAAAGTATTCTTTGCTGTGTCAGAGAAAGCAAGGATAAAGCGCTGCTTGACATAGCCGATGTTTGCAGTAACAGCGTTGGCTGTGTTGATTGCATAGTCTTGGTGCAAGGCAGGGGTAGCCTCATCAAAGGAGTAACGCCATACCTTAGTTGGTGTAACCAACATCAAGTCGTTACCACCCATAGCACCGTAAAGGATGTTCTCAGTAATCTGAGTATTGTTTATGATAGTGGTTTCTTGCCCGTCTGATACTCTGATTCTTAAGACACGAATAGACTCAGTAGATGCACCAGTTACTTTGATGAGGTAGTCAACCCCACCGATGGTTGTTGAGAATACGCCAGCACGGGAGGCTGAGCCTTCCTGTAGGTAGGTATCCTTAAGGAGTTTAATCTGTCCTGGCTCCCAGATGTCTAGCCCTACGCTATCTACATAGCGGAAGCGAACTTCCTCTGGAGTTCCAACGATTGGCTCTTGGTATGTGATACCTGCGCCAAGGTGAAAGGATGACTGACTTCTAATCCAGTAACCAGAACCAGAGAGCGACTGCTCACCTGGGTCACGCGAGTTATCAAAGCGCTGAGTACGAAACTCTGCAGTCTGACGGCGGTAAGGTGTCTGGTCTGTGATGGCATAGATAAACGGAAGCGAACCAATAGCCACATCGAACTTGTATGTGGTTGGGTCATAGTATGCGGAGGCGCGACCTGAAAGGTCTATAATCACGCGCTCGGATATATCGGGCGGTCTGCTCGTAGCCATGCTTCTCCTTATTTAAGACATAAAAAATAGAGCAGTTTACACACATGCTCAGGTGAATTGTTTAATTGTTTAGAGTGCTGCGATTTCGTCAGCAGTCAAACCAAGTGCTGCCAACTTTGCTTCGGCTGATGCTTTTGCCTCTGCTTTTGCTGCTGCTTCTGCTTCTTCCGCTGCTCTGCGTGCAGCATTTGCAGCCTGTGCTGCTTGCCACTCTGCTGTTTCTTCTGCTGTAAATGGGCGGGTAATTGTTTCGCCTGTTTCGCAGTTAAACTCGTTCCAAATTAATTCTGGTGTTGTCATTGATTTCTCCTTAACTAGATTTGATTCCGTATAACGCTGCTGAACAACCTTGTACAAAAGTACCATTTATTGTAATGCTTGTTATTGCACTTGTGTAACCTGGATATACACCAGAATCTTGGTTGTCATACATTGGAGCAGAAGGATAACCGCTGCTTCCAGAAGTCCAATAACATTTGATTCCATTACCTGCATAGGATGGAAAGTATGCGATATTCATAGGAAAATATCCTGCTGTAGCATTATTGTAAACAGTAGTAAATTGACCAGGATAATTTCCTGCTCTGTCGCCCCCGCCCGTGCCACCCATATAGATACCACTTGCACTTGGAGAACCATTTAATGTCCAGCCAGCATCTGCCCATACGCTGCTAGAACCATCGTACCTTAATGTGGCAATTAGAACTAGGTCCTGATATGTTTGAGGTATTGAAGTAAATGCAAAGTTATTTTGAGTTGCACCTGTAACATCTTGACGACCAATTAAGGTCCAAGTTGGGTTCGGCATAGTTAAGCCACCAATCCGTAAATAGTTGTTGCACTTCCAGCAGCAAAATTGTTAGTAAACTTTAATTGATTAATTGCTGTGCCAGTAGTTTTCCATTGCCCACCCCAAATTGCATTGGATTGACCAGATGTATTATATCCACCATTTCTTGCAATAAAGTTTTTTTGACGAGAAGTTGAACTATAATTCATAATAACAGTTGTTGATACCGAAAAGTAACTTGTATCAATAGCGCCAACTAACATGCCAGTAGTGCTAACATTTGAACCAGTACCATAAGCACCTGAGTTATTAGCGCCAAAAAACTTGTAAGTATAATTAGTTCCAGTATCGTAACTATTATTTCCAACTTGCAAGACAAGGTTATCTGGACCAGCGCTCGAGAGTAACCCATAGTTTACAACTATTAAATGTGTATAGGTTTGAGGTATTGAGGTAAAAGCATGTGTTCCAGAACCAGTAAATGTTGCTAATGGTACATAGGTTGCTGTAGGCATAGTCTCTCCTAGTTATATCCGTAGATGTCAATTTTAGAACCAGCAACAAAATTACCAGCACCATATCCAAAAGTAATTGAATTAATAGCAGTATTAGATACTGTCCAAGTATGATAACCAGTAAATATCTCTTGACCCTGCGGAGATACTGCTGTGTAATATCCGTGAATTTGTTTTAATGGTCCACTTGTTGCAGAGTAATTAAATATGTCCATCCAGCCAGCACCAAGATAATCGCTAGTTGCTGACGATGCTGTTGTACGCATTGGAAAAACGCTAGTTGTTGTAGCGTTTCCGCTACCCCAATATGCTCCATAGTAATCGTTTGAACCACCACCATTTAACCGTATTTGGCAGTTATCAACGGAGGTGCTTCCAGCATCTGTACGCCCAGTATAATAGATGCGAAGATTCTTATATGTTGATGGAATACTTGAAACTGTAATTGTATTACCCGTTCCAGTTCCACTACCAATATAAAAGAAATCGTTATATAAAATTACAGCAGAGCCATCCCAAAAGTCAGCGCTCTTTACGCCTGTCTTAATACTGGACCTAGAGAAAAAACGAACTGACATTATGCCTCCAAGAAATTATGTGCCTGATTGGTGCAATCCCAAAGGCATGTATCTTCGTTAATGGTTGCTTCTTCATGGCACTTAGGCGGGACAAAGGCATCACGAACTGGGTCATAAGAGTACCCAATTCCTGCGTAGTTCTTACGGATACTTGCATTGTAGGAAGTTTGCTTCCAGTTAGAGTATCCACTTGACCACTCAGTTAAGAAAGCAATACCAGATGCTTCTTCATTAGATGCATCAAGTGCATCGTTGCTTACAACATTAACTTCAAGGACTATGTTGTTTTCATCCAATTTAGCAAAGTGTGCCATTAGAAAGTGATACTTCCATTTCCTGTAAATTTGTAATATGTGTATCCACCAGTTTCATAGCGAGTTGGTGAACCTGTAGTTGCAGTTGCAGTTACAGAACCGCTGCATCTAAGCAAAACAATTCCAGAACCACCATTACCACCTGCTTGGTCGTTTCCTCCGCCACCACCGCCAGAACCTGTATTTGCAGTCGCGGCAGAACCATTTGCGCCAGATGCACCATTTCCGCCACCACCTGCGCCACCTGTACCACCGCCAGAATAATTACTGCCACCGCCACCGCCACCTGCTAAGTAGCCACTTGCTCCTGATGATGTTGCGGAAAGCCAAGTAGAAAGAGTTGTTCCAGTAATTGCATTTACTCCAGCGCCACCGTTTCCTGGAGATGAACCGCTGTAACTTGCACCAGCAGCACCAGCACCACCACCGCCACCTCCAGGGCGAGGTCCATCAGGACCTCCATTTCCGCCAGCATTTCCATAGAAAGAAGTTGCGCCTACGCCTGTTTGTGTTGAAGCACCACCCGTACCTGAACCACCACCAGTATTACCAGCACCACCACCGCCAGAACCGCCAGATGCGCCATTTACTGTAGATGAACCACCACCACCTCGACCACCGCCGATTGCTGCAGTTAATGTAGAGCCAAAAGATGAGTTTGTGCCTGATGTTCCGTTGGAGTATGCGGCACCACCAGTTCCTCCACCGCCAACGGTGATTGAATTAGAAACACCATAACTTGCAACTGAATTTGCAAAATATATTAAACCCCCAGCACCACCACCGCCTGCATCGGTACCAGAACCTGCACCACCACCCGCTACAAGTAATATATCAACTAATTGTCCATATACTGTAGTTTGGTCCCAAAAGCGAGTGTACTTTGGCAACGCCTGAGAAAGCCGAGAGTTGCTGAATCTTGATATTGCCATAGTGTTTAAACTCCGTTAGGTTAATTAAGCGATTTCTGAACCATAAACATTGAAAGCAAGGTTTGCAGATGATGCATATACTGTGATTACATCTGCTGCATTGAGTGTTAAGCCAAGGGTAAGAGCAGTTGTATCGTTAGCAGCAAGTGCTACATCGTATGCAATGTAATGCTGGTTTGCTAGCGTTGCTCCATCTGGGCGTACCGCAATGCGGTATGACACGGCAGAGGCTGATAGGTTAGCCACGGTAATGGTTGAAACTACTGTCTCTGTTGCTGATGGTACTGTGTATGCTGTTGTCGCTGTAGTGGCAGAAGGGTTAACCTGAGCCAATACCTTGTAAGTTGTTGCCATTGTTTCTCCTTATTACATCCCGCCGAAAAGTAGGGCGGTAGGGGTTGGGTCCGTTGTGATTGCTGCCCACGAAGCAGAGGTTCCGTTTGTGGTCAGGTATTTACCTGTGTTGCCAGTTTGCGAAGGTAGTGCATCCACCACACCCCATGACGATGTTGTGCCATTGGTTGTGAGGTACTTGCCGTTTTGTCCAGTTTGTGATGGTACCACATAACTAGAAGTTGTGTCTAAAGACACAGTAACTGTGCCACTTGTTCCGCCACCTGATAGACCAGTACCAGCGGTAACTCCTTGAATATCTGCAGATGCGTTGTCTGCGTTTGTTCTTGCCTTTGACATTATGCTCCCATCAAGAGAAGTGGATTGAATCCAGCCTCGGCTGTGGCTGACCACTTGACACCGAGGCTTTGGGTTGAGTCGGCAGTAAGAACATATCCGTTAGTGCCGACAGGTAAACGCCCTGCTATGTCATTGGCGCTGGCAACAATTAAGTCACCCTTAGCCTCAAAGATTGAGGACACCAAAGCGTTGACTACGCTGAACGGAGTGAAGATAAGAATTTCTACAATGTCGTTGGCAACCAGCGCTGGCGATAGACCAGTAATGCTGCTGCTTGATGCCTCTGTGTAGTCCACACCTGGCACGAGCATGACACCGTTAAGGTATAACTGCTCCCATCCAACTGTGTACTGCAGAGATACGCCGTAATCATCGTTACCGCTGAGGCTAGTCTCGCCACCTGCAGCCGTCTTAATCCAGCGGGTCATCGAAACATTTGTAGTGATTGCATCCCAAGCGGAGCCATCCCATACATACATTTCAGAGTTGTTAGAGTTCCAGTAGAGCGCACCTACGATAAGTGGGTTGCCATCGTTATCTACTGTAGGCGGTGTTGTCTTAGCGCCAAGGTAGCGGTCATCAAATGAATCCCAAGCAGCCTCTGCCTGAGTAGCAGCACTTGATGCAGAGGTAGCACTTGATGCTGCGCTAGTCGCGCTAGTGGCTGCAGCGCTAGCAGATGTGGCTGCAGCGCTGGCTGAGGATGCTGCGCTAGTTGCTGATGTTGCAGCAGCCGATGCGCTTGTTGCTGCGCTGGTAGCGCTAGTTGAAGCAGCGCTCGCTGAGGCAGCAGCATTAGCCTCTGATGTCGCAGCAGCAGCAGCGGAGGCTGCAGCAGCCGTTGTAGAGGCAGCAGCCGATGCAGCCGAGGTAGCAGCAGCACTTGCTGATGCAGCAGCGCTTGTGGCGCTTGTGGCTGCAGCAGATGCTGAGTTAGCAGCAGCCGTAGCATAAGAAGCGATTGTGGCTACAGAGGCAGCAGCAGCGCTTGCACTTGCTGCAGCACTTGTAGCAGAAGTAGCAGCAGCGGTAGCGCTGGCTGCAGCGGATGTGGCGCTAGTAGCAGCAGCGGTAGCACTAGCAGAAGCAGAAGTAGCAGATGTTGCTGCAGCACTTGCTGATGTTGCAGATGCTGTAGCGCTATTGGCTGCAGCGGTGGCAGAGTTGGCTGCACTTGTAGCACTTGTTGCTGCAGATGTAGCACTTACGGCAGCCGATGCTGCGCTAGTTGCTGCAGCGGTTGCTGAGCCAAGGATTGAATCTACATAGTTCTTTGGAGTTGCAGATGAGTCAACCATGCCTGCGCTAGACAAGCCAGTAATAACTGGGCTACCTGAAATGGTAGGGCTAACAAAAGTTGCGCTAGATGCTGTGAAAGAACCTGTAAAGGTACCTGCAGAGTAAGTCTTATTGGTAAGGGTCTGAGCCTTTGATGTACCAACAATCACACCATCGCCAGTAGCAATACCGTGAACATGTGTCTGATTGGCAGCAATCAAAATTGTTTCATCAATGTCATAGCCACGGGCTGCGATGTGGTTTTCTGATTCACGGAAGTCACGACCAGAAACACCATGTCTTACGACAGCACCTGCAGAGTGGGCTACAGCCTGTGTATTGTCAGAGCCACGGGTTACAGTAAGGGTTGTTCCACTACCTGCGGTAACGGTGACAACTTCTTCCTTAGATGTATCAGGGTCAACAAGAAGTGTGTATGGGTAAGATGTTGGGAAACCAGATATTGAACCAACGATAAACGAGGTGTTTGATTGTCCCTGTGATTGTGCTGGGATGGATGAGCCGAGCGCGGTTTCTACTGCTGTAGAGGAGTAATACCGCGCTGGTGAGCCTGGGTCGCCTGCTGCCATTTATGCTGCCTATCTCTGGTAGTGGGAACGAAGTGGATGTTGACGGCGTTGGTTATCCGCTACTTCATTTAAACGCTGTTGGTAGATGTTGTATAGGAATCGGGAAGCGTTCTGTCCTGAACCTACTGGTGTTACACCGTCAAGCACATCTGCTGCTGCAGACTGTGGACCAAGGCGTGATGGGTCTAGGAACGAAACCATACGGAAGGCTGCGCCATAGATGACGACATCTTCTGAGTATGAAGGTAAGCCTGTAACTGTTGCGTAGTCAGAGTTTTCATCTGTAAGCAAGGTAGGGCGCTTCTTGTATGTCACATGGACTGTCTGCCCTGGAGTAATACCTGCATAGATGCTGATGCTCTTTGTACTTGTAAAGGCATCGCTATCTGCAGAGTGGTCAAGGGTGTAGCCACGGACTGGGAACCACTCGCGTGATGGACCTACTGTTGAGTAGGTTACTCCGAGCGCTGCCTGAAAGTCTGCTGGCAAACTGTATGTGGTACGAGCAGCGATGAAGTCAAAGTCTGTTGAGCCAATAGCAAATATCATTGGGTACATAGCATCAATGGTGTTGTTAATAGCCTTCTTGATTTCTGCTCGTGGAAAGATTGGGCTGGCTGTAACCTTGGCATTGGATGAGTGGGCTGCTGCAGTAGTACCGCGCTGACCACGCCCCCAAGGAGCAAGGCTAAGTGTGTTAGCCACATTGTCTGTTGTGTTAACAAAGACAATCTCATCATCAATCTGGACAAAGCCACGACCCATGCCACTTGCATCTGCCACATTGAGTGTGGTTGTAGTAGAAGTAGCAGAGGTGGTTAGCCAAGAGGTTGGCTCAACATTGTCTGTGTAACCATGGAGTACAGATTCCACGCGTTCAATTAACTGTGCATAGGTACTCATAGGTTAATGCTCCTTAGGGCAACTACTGCCGATAGTCCGCTAGTGCTAGCAAGTTCATTGCAGATAGCGTTTAAGTCTTTGTAGTTATTAGGCTGACGAGATGAACTAGCCTTGTAATTGAGGGCAGCAATAAGACCCAAGCCATTGGTACCAGCCCATGCATTGGCAGCACCTTGTTCAGATTCGTATGCTGTCATTACTGGATAGGTACCACCATTTGCTAAACGATTGAGTTCGTCTGCTAGTGAACTTCCTGCTACTCCTGTTGCCATTACTTAGCCTTTCGCTTCGCTGCTGCGTTATCTACAAGGTTTGGATATGGTCGCCCAGCCTTCTTAGCCATAGCCTTAGCCTTGGCTTTCTGTGCTGGTGTTAAAGGCGTTGACTTTTTATTAGGATTCTTTGTGTCCCAAAATGCTTTCTTCTTCACCACTTCACCTTGTCCGCCCAGTACGCTGCAGACATCTTGCCTTTGGCAATGTTCTTGGCGTGACGGGCTTTAAATGATTTCTGACGGGCAGTAGATTGTCTGTCTCCTGTGACACCCTGCTGACCAAAACGGATTGTCTTTACTTCTGAGCCTGACTTGGCAACCACCACATGAGACTTGGTTGGGTGGCTTGGTGTGCGCTTAGGCTTGTTAAAGCCTGACACTCCTGCACGGGCTAGCCGTGGGTCTTTCTTGGCTGGCATTACTTCTTCTTCTTTGCCATCTTTGCTTCGCTCATTGCGATAGCAACTGCCTGCTTCTTAGACTTAACAGCAGGTCCACCCTTGCCTGACTTAAGGGTTCCACGCTTGTATTCGCCCATGACCTTAGCGACTTTCTTCATTGCTGCTTTTTTCTTCATGGCTTAGTCCTCGTAATCATCTTCCATCTCAAGGCGCTTGCCTGTTGGCACTTCGCCAATGCGCTGGATAGGCTTGTTGTATTGCGCTACATTTGCTGCAGGTGGAGCAGAATTAACTTTTCTACCGCCTACACCGTATGGACTTACTGTTCCGTAGCATCCGCACTTAATGCACATTTCTGCTCCTTTGTGTTATGACCTGTATTGCTCCGCCAACTGAATCGTTGTAGTCAGCGGAAATCTGTATGGCTTTGATTGCTGCAGCCTTGGCAGTTTCTTCATCGGTAGGCTCTAGGGCAACTACTGCACCAAGTGCTGTAGCCCCACCTGCTCCTACTCCGTAGTAACCTTTGTCATCTTGGGACCAAGAGAAGTAATGGTCAACCTCAAACAACCTGCCGTTGATAATGAATAGGGCATCCCACCCTGATTCCTTGTCGGCAGCATCTATTACATATCCATGCTCTGTCATTGCTTTACGCAACGATGGCAGTACTGTTCCTACTAAGAAGGTTACTGGGTCCTTAGTGTAGGCAATTCGTGGTGGAGTCCAAAGGTATGCTGCAATATCTGCAGCCTGTGAATCTCCTGCAAAGCCAAAGGTATAACCAGCCTTTTCAAATATCTTGACCATGCTGGCTGATTCATACTTCCTGCCGTTATAGGTAATCAGGGCATCCGCTGCAATTACTGCGCTGTCCTTTAACTGGATACCTACAATGGCTGTCATCTTTACCCCTTATGCGCCGTATGCCTTGCCTGTCTTATTTGATATTTCAACTGCCTTTTGGATTTGCTTCATGCTAGTTCCAGCGGGCTGGATTCCTTGAGCGCGGGCATCTTTATATGCCTTAAGTTCTGCATCCCACTTTGAAGTGGACATGCTTACCTTAGAGTTGGCATCGCCTACGCCAAGTTCAAGTGTAGATATTTTACACCCGAAGCATCCTTCTACATACTCTGGATGTGTTTGCTTTTGATGTAAACTCATGCTGGTGTGATGTACTCCCCATAGCCCTGTGCTGTTAGGGCATCTGCTGTTTCTTGTGTGATTACAGTCTTAGTACCGCCAAGGTAGAACTCAGTAGCGGTAGCAATATCTGTCTGTGCAGGGTAACGGTATGAGGAATAGATGCCGTTAATTCTTAAGACAGAAACTCCCTTGTTGATATTGTAGCGTGAGAACAATGGACCATCACCCATTGGGGTTTCCGTGACGGTGGGTGTAGTAAAGATATACTGAGTCATATTGTCCTGTTCTGTTGCAGAGGATGGGGCTTTCGCCCCATCCCCCGACAACTACTGCTTAGAGAGCAGCGATTGATGAACCTGATTCGATGCGGTATAGAGCAGCCTCGCGGTAGCGTGACCATCCGATTACTCCGTACCATCCGATTGGGCGGAAACGCATCAACTTATCGGTGATTGGTCCGATAACAACTGATGGCTCTTGTGCAACAGCCTCAGCCAATGCTTGCTTTCCAGCAAGGATTGTGTCGAATACGCGTGTTACAGGTGTAACAGTTACAACAGTTGATACTGTGACTGCAGCGGTGTTCGCTGTGTCAACAGTAATTGTTGTTGTTGAACCTGATGTTGCGATAGCAGAAATCTTTGCACCAGAAGCGATGCCTGTTCCTGCAATCTTGTCGCCGACCTCTGCACGAGATGCGATGACTGATGTTGAAGCGACACCGAAGGTGAAGCCTGCTGATGTACCAGCAACAGTTACTGCTGTTGTAGCGAGTGCTGTCTGGTCTGCACCTGACTTAGATGAGTACATGCGTGGGTTTTCAATGAAGAAAGCGCCTTCGTATGTACCGATAGAACCTGCGAAGAGGTTGCCAAGTGATGCATCTGTGTGCTGGTGGGTGTCGCGCCATCCGATGTTACCTGTTTCAGCACGAAGGTCGTGTGAAACTTCTGGGTGGATACCTGTCCAGTATAGGCTTCCTGAACGAGGAACAGCCTTATTGGTGCGCAACTTAGCAACTGCCTTGCGAAGGTTAGCAGATGTGATTGTCATACCTGCTGTAACTGTCGCTGTTGATGTTGCTGTGCCTGAGTAAATAACATTGACACCGTTGACGAGCGCTTGCTGTGCAATGTCGTCAAGTGAGTCTGCCATGTTGTAAGCGATGATGTCAGCGATTGCTGGGTCAACATCTGAGAGTGAAAGCAACTCTAACTTACGGGTTGCAAGTGCTGCGTTACCCTGTTCGTTGAGAGTTACTGATACTGTAGAAACATCTGGTAGTGCTACTGCATCTACATCGGTTGTTTCTGAGAGAGCAGCAGTTGCTGCAGCCAAGTCATTGTAAAGTGAAAATACAACGCTTGAACCTGGCATCGCCTGCTGAACTGGGCGCTTGTCCGCTACTGCACGAATCATCGGCGTATCGCGGAGGGCAAATTCTACATAACGGTCATAGGCTGTCTTTACAAGACCAGCCATAGACGAGGTATCTGTATATGCCATGTGGGTTCACCTCCTGGTGATTGGTTAGTTGGTTGGGTTAATTACAAACCAAGGAGTGCATCTAGTTCATCGCGTGACTTTGCCTGCAGAACTCTCGACATAGAATCACCGTCTAGGCTTGGAGCCTGACCAGTTGCAACCATGTTGTTAATTCTTGCTTGAGCAGTCACATCTTGAGACTGTTGTGTTGGCTGAGTTTCAGCCTGGGCTACTGCGCCAAATACATCGCCATATTCGTTAATCCAGTTATTGATTGCTTCCTCAGAAGTATCAATGTCTGCTGGTACGAACGCTGCAATCTTTGGATTTAAGCCCTTTGCTTGTAGCACATCCTTGACAGTACGCTGACGGGTCTGTGACTTAAGACCTAACAACTCCTGTTCTAGTTCCTTTGCACGCTTTTCCAGCGCACGGTTTACTTTGCGGAGTTGGGTGATACCACTATCTTGAGTGGTGTCATCATCTTCGTCATCGTATTCATAGTTGGTAGCCATCTACCTATCTCCCTTTGTTAGTTGTATTCGCAATCCACAATGCAGTTCGGGGAAACCACATTGGCTATTACTCCCAGTCTTATACGCCCCCCTGGGCTGGTCGGTCAGGGTGGGGATTCTTTTATATGAGTTCGCTAGAGCGAAGTGAGGTACTTGTTACGCCAGAGCGACCACCAAAGCGTGTAATAACTTCACGCTCTGCACGCTTCTGAGAAGCAAGTTGGTTCTCTACATCTCGACCAACGACACCTCTGATTGCCTCAAGGTCTGAGTATGTCTGACCCTCGATACGAGCCAATCGGCTTTGCTGGTCTGATAGAAGTTTGGCTTGCTCGAAGGACTGTTGGATTGTCTGGTAGTCCTGTTCTCCAACAGCACCACGAAGTTCCTCGGCAACTGGCATAGATACTGCGGACTTAAATCCTGCAGCCAAACCAGCAGCACCAATCTCAGCAAGACGAACCTGCTTCTTAATAATGTCCATACCCTTTGTAGGATTCAGTAGGTATGCAGTCAATGCGTTGTTATCTACCTCTGGATAGAAAGTC